TCATCCCAGTCTCATGGGAAACTCGGTTTCTGCTTCTGCTGCCTTTTGGCCTAGTTTGTCTGGCCAGCCTAGTGCTTTCAGCTCGGTGAGCATTTTGTCGGCTTCTGCAAAGTTTCTCCTGGCTCTTTTCAGAGTTGCATACGCGTTCGGCGGGTCAAGATCCAGCTCCCGCGCGATCCTGTATGGTGACTTGCCTTCCAAGTGCATTTTCAGAATTCTGAGCATCTGCGAAGTTATTCGCACGTTTCCACAGTGTTTCTTCCCCGTTTACTGTATTTATCAATTATTGTGGGTTCGAAACAATAACTGCAAGCAATAACAAGCCTATTTGCCTAGTTCAAGCTAGAATTCAGCCTGATTGCCGTTATGTGTGCCTCTGAAGCCGAGAAACCCGCGAAAACCAAGAAGACCCGCAAGGACTCAGCATCTAAGCCTTCGCGTCGACGCGGACGAGCTGATACTTCGGAGACTTGTGGTGTTCGGGGAGCTGGCGCCACGAGTGCTATGGCAGACTTTGGGCAGCCGATTAGCCTGCAGGATCTGCTTTTTGCGATCAAACGCGAGCCAGTGGCCAACCGTCTCGTGTTTCAGGTAGCACATGACGTTTTTGACAAGTGGTTCACTGTTGAGGAAGTTGCTGAGAAGCCGGATCCGAACTTTGATAAGGCTGTTCAGCAGGCCTTGAGCAAGCTTAACGCAAAAAGTGCGTTTACTCAGTTGATTGCTTTTGAGCGTGGCTTCGGCTGGGCTATAATGGCCATGACTTTCGTGGATTTTGGCGAAGATGTTAGCAAGCCAGCGAAGAATGTGAAGGAGATCCGAGAGCTTTTTGCTTATGCTGGAGACTTGCATTTCACGGTCCAGACCTCTGATGAAGATAAGGACCCGAAGAGTTCGCGGTACGGCTTGCCTGTCTGGTATACGATTAATCGTCCGGGCGCAAGTCAAGTTAAGCTTCATTTTTCAAGGGCGATCCACTCTGCAACTCGGCTCTTAGACCACCAGTACAAAGGCAACAGCGTTCTTGAGCCGGTCTACGATGACATTACAGTTTTGCGTAACGTGCGGTGGGGCTTAGGTCAAACGATATACCGTGTCGGCGGCGCATTCCCTGACATAACGCTTGAAGGAGCAGACAAGGCCAAGATAGATGCTTTTGAGGCAAGCCCACAAATGCAGACCATTAATGCTCGGACGCACTTTGTGCACAGTGATAAGGCTTCATTGGAGTTCAAGGGTGTTGCGGGTAAGGCGTTGAATCCCGAGCCGTACAATGCGATTATCATGGAGAGTATTAGTTGCGGTTCTGGCGTTCCTACTCCAACGCTTCGAGGCGTCCAGGCAGGAGCAGTTACGGGCTCGGAGACGAACCAGCTTGACTATGCGAAGATTGTGAGTGATGCGCAAGGCCGCCATGAACCTGAAGTACGTCAACTAATCGATCTGTTAATCGAGTGTGGCCAGATCCAGACGAACGTGAGGGATTATCGTTTTGTCTGGAATAGTCCGATGGAGCTTACGGAGAGTCAGAAGGCTGCTGTTGAATTGCAGTTGGCTCAAGCGCGAAATCTGAAAACTGGTTGGAAGACTCTTGACGAGATACGCGTTGAAGAGCATCTAGAGCCATTGCCGAGTGGCGCTGGTAGCGTAGTTTTGGGTTTGAAGAAAGCTGAGAGTCCGCCAGGGCAGGCTGGGGATGAGATGTTTTTGCGTAGAATAGTTTCACGGTTATGGAGGAAAAAGAAAATTGAGAACAATTCGAGTAAGCAAAGCTGAGTTTGACGCATCGAAGAAGATTCGAGAGACCGACGACGAACTGATAGTACCTACGATTTTCACGCGAGAAGCTATATTGCCTTTCGACAAAGGCAAGGGTTATAGATCTGCGAGTGAGCTCAAAGACGCTGCGTGGACACTCGAAGGCAGTTGGATAGTAGGCTTAGCGCATATTGACACTATCTTCGTTACTGACAGACTTGATATCCGTGGCAGGGCTCAAGATGTGAAGTTCTGCGATGAGATCAATGCTGTTATCGGTGATAGCCACTTTTTCAAGGCAAAGTGTGATCCAGCATACTTAGCGCGCCTCAAGAAAGGCGACTTGAGTGATGTCAGTGTCTCATACTATAATGACGAAGTTTTCCAGTCTGGCAAGTTCGGTGATGAGCCCTACGATTTTCAGCAGAAAGAATTCATGTTCGGTCATATTGCTGCAGGAGTGCCTGAAGGTCGTTGTCCGAGTCCGTTCTGCGGGATGTCAGTCGATGCTTTACTGAGAGTGAGGCATAAGGATCCTGAAGAGACTGAGAACTACATTCACCTTCCTGTCAGAGATAAAGGCCTATTCACTGAGTCGATGCGGACCATAACGCTGAGCGAGAAGGAAGGTATTCTAGCGGTTATTGGTAAGCTGAAAGAGGATCCTGAAGGCTCTACGAAGATCCAGAAGTATCTTTTCAAGAAAGACAAAGATTGGACGATGGAGAAGGCTCAGGCTTGGGTTGAGGAGCACAAGGACAGGTTTGATGTTGCTGAAGATCTGAATGCTGAAGCTTTGAAGGCGAAGATCCAGGAATTGTCGATCCAGCGGGAAGCTATCAGAGAGAAACTATGGCCGACCCCGCAAAGGTTGGCTCCTGACGTGGAGAAGAAGCTTCAGGTTGACTTGTCGGTGTTGGATAGTGAGATCCAGGCGCTCACAGAGGTTTTGGCTCACAAACTTGCTGGCGTAACGGTCGATTGTAAGGGTTGCAGTGCGTGCAAGGGCGGTAAGGCTGGAAAGAATGGTGCTGATGTCTCCAGTGCTGACGCCAAAGGCGATTCTCAGGGCTGCGGTGACTGTCTGGATCCTGAAGTTGTCATTGCCCGTACTCAGAGATTGCTTTCTTCGCGAAAGTAACGGTAACACGTCCGAGACGTCGGACCGATATAAGTGTTGCAGAATGGCGTCGATATGATGGTGCTCCTCTCACGACGGGAGGTTAAACATAGCGGAAAATGAGCAGGAATAAGAATGACTGACGATGGTAAAGGTGGGTCTGGTTCGGGAACTGGAGATGCTAATAAGACTCCAGCTCCGGAGAACAAGATTGCTAAGATGTCTAATGATCAAGTCAGAGCTGAATACGTTGCGGCTAAACAGGAACTTGAGAAGAAAGACGCAATTATCGCTAACTTGAAGAAGAACCTTGATGACGCAAACAACGTTTTGGAAGGCCAGGAGAAGCAGAGGCTGATAGGAGAGATCTTGCCGAGGTCAACTTTCAAGGCTGACGAACTTGGCGGGAAATCGATTGAAGATCTCAAGGCGATTAGGGGCACGTTGGACATGGCTATGCTTCCGAAGGTCAATAGTGCCAGGTTTGGGTCTCTTGAACATAAGAGCGAGAGAGACACGATCGGCGACTTAAGCTATCACACGCGAAAGAAGCGTGAGGCTCAGGAGAGGAACTAGGTGCCGCAGGGAATTCAGAAGCCTAGTAACCAGATTCTTGCGCTCGAACTTGGCGCTCGCGTAGTGGAAATGGAAGTTGGTGCGAATGCAACTGAAGCAAAGATGCTCCCAGGCCGTGCAGTGATCTTTGACGATGTTGACCAAACGATCAAGGAAGCTGGTGCAAAGGCGGATCAGATAGTCGGTATCCTTGAAGTTGATCCCGCTGGCACTTTGACGACAAGCTACGCTGTGGGCTCAGCTGCAAAGGTCATTATTGGGCACTTCCTCGCGAGAATAACGTTGCTGGCAAGCGAAAACGTATCTAGAATGGATAGTTTAGTGACAGCTGCAGACGGCAAGTTTGCGAAGTTAGCCGTTGGTGCGATGGGTGCGCAGGGCGGCGTTGTCGGTAAGAGCTATGAGGCTAGTAACGTGACTGTGGACGCTGACATTTTGGCTGAAGTCAGCACGATGGGCGCTGACGCTGCTGCTGCAAGCTAGGAATGATTGTTATGCAAACCCTTAGGTACGTTGGCAGAGATACTGCGCAGCTCACAGACGAAGAAAGGATATACATTGACAACAAAGTTTCTGAGGCTGTCCGACCGAAACTGATAGGCCGCCAACTCTTCCCGATTAAAGATGTTCCTCCGGGCGACGTGACTGTGCGGGGATACAAGCAGACTGACATGGGTGCTGCAACAATAAGCCTCCATGGCCAAACGATGGGCCGTGACCGAAGTATCCGCACAAAATATGACATAACAGTCCCAGTCTTGCACAAAGAATTCATAATTTGGTGGCGTGATCTCTTGGCAAGCCGAGATAGCGGCTCAATGATTGACACTGTGGATGCTGAAAGTGCAGGCTACAAGGTAGGCGTTGAAGAAGACAAGTTGCTTCTAACCGGCGAATACACAAACTGGTCCGCTTACGGCGCTGAGGGCTTGGCTACTGCAAGTGGCCGAAACACGAAAGCATCTGCTGGCGCATGGCCAGCAAACTGTATCACAGATTTGTCCGCTGCGATTGCTGAACTTGAAGCTGACGGCCATCAGGGTGATTACGCATTGGTTTTGAATAGCACTTTCTACGGCAAACTGAGAGCATTGATAACGAATACTGCTGTCATGTGGCTTACGGCAATTCAAGATGCTGAACTCTTCAAAGCTGGCATACTCGTTAGTGACAACCTGAAAACGAGTGCGGGTGCAGCGACAAATGCTTTGGTTGTGGAGCCGCTGGAACAGAACTTTGAAATGGCACGTGGACAAGACCTGAGAACGCGCGCGTTCGAAGATGAGGACATGAACTTGAAATGCAAGGTTTTCGAGATTGTTGCGCCGCGAATCAAGAGACCCACCAGTATCTGTGAGATCACTGGGTTGACGTAGTGCGGCGCCTGCGTCAAACTCTTCACAGTTGTTTTCCTCCCTTTTCTTTAGTCAGTTCGGGATAACTAACGTGAAAGGAGGTTGAAGATGCAGTTTAGACTGAAAAAGGGCAACGGGTCTGTGCATAATTTCACGGACGCGAAAGGTGTCAAGCACTTCCCAGGCGACATCGTAGATCTGCCTGCGACCTACAGGGGCGAGCATTGGCTTGAAGAGATAAAAGCTGAATCTAAGGCACTGTCTGCCTCGCCTAGCAAGGTTGAGCCAGCTCCGGAAGCAGCTCTAGCATCTGATAAAGCTGAGGAAGCGCCTAAGCCCGAAAAAAAGTCTCCGAAAAAGACAAAATAAGAGTCCTTGCTGGGATTCCGAGCCTTGCGGATAATGATCGTTTCCGCGCTTTCCAAGAAGTCATTCTGAACCGGATAAATAACGCTCTTTCCGAGATGAGCGATGTAGATTTTGAGGTTGCTATTACTCCAGCGCGAAATAGGCAGGGAATTCCTGGGATCGTTGACGCCCAGAATATGCTGATCGAGAATTGTTTGGAAGGCGATTATGATTTTTTGTGGATCGTTCAGGCTGATGTCGAAGTTCCTCAAAATGCCTTTCTGGATCTTGCCAGCCTAGATGTAGACGTTGCTCAGGGCGTGGTCCCGCGTCACGATGATTTCAAAACTCTGATCTGTGGGTTCCTAGATGAGAATAGGAAGGTTTGGTATCTTCCCCGTCAAGCTGTGCAAGGTCAGATCTTGTCTGGCTGGGTTTTTGCTGGCGGAAGTTGCACGTTAATTAAGCGTCGAGTTCTTGAGGCGGGAATTCGGTTCCGCTATGAGCAGGGTATCGGCGAGGATATCCTTTTCATGTTTGACGTGCAGAGCTTAGGGTTTGAAGCGAAAGTTGATGGCCGTGTGATTTGTGGCCATCTTCCAGAGTGGCATCTCTATTCCGTATTAAGTGTCATGACACCTAGCTATAATGTTCTTGATGTGGGTTGCGGTCATCGTCCGAAGGGAAGTGTGAACGTTGATCTTCACCCGGAGGCTACGGCTCACAGAGCAGCGGATCAGCGAGCAAATGACGATGTTGCTTTGCATGTTCACGAGATTTTGAACTTTGTCAAAGCTGATGCTGAGAAGTTGCCTTTTCGAGAGAGGGCTTTTCGGAGGATCTACTCTTGGCACTTGATTGAGCATCTCCTGGATCCTGAGAAATTTCTCGCTGAATGCTGTCGGATTGCAGAGAAGGAGATTGAGATTAGATGTCCGAATGGTGATCCAGATTTGGCTTATGGGTCTGCTGCTTATGGCGAGACTAAGCCTCTTCATCTTCACAGGTTGACTCGAGAATGGTTTGATTCTAAGCTGAAGGCTTTTCCGGCTTGGGATTGGTCAGTAAGCTTTGACTATAGCCAGAGCAAGCCTTGGGAGATCGTGGTTGAAGGCTGGAGGAAGTTTTAGTTTGAGCGATGGTGTTTCTGAGGTTTTGGAGCGGACTAAGAGGCTTCTGCGAGACCGTAAGGATAGTGAAGAGAGCCAGCAGCTCCTCGTTAAGCTTCCGCAAGGCCACGGAAGCGGCTTGAATGCGGATACTGTTGATGGGATGCACGCAGCGGAGATCTTGGCCAAGGCTCCAGGGAAGGGCGGCGGAGGTAGCTCAGGAGCTGGCGGTGGCGATATGACCAAGGCTGTTTATGATCCGAATGATGATGGTCGCGTCATGGATAGCGATAAGCTCCAAGCGAAGACTCTTGCTGAAGTGCAGAATCACGCGCCTCAGGAGCACGGTGACGAAGCTCACAGTTTAGCTTATGCCCTGTCAACGGAGCTCGCGGATCACGAAGCAGCAACAACTGATGTTCATGGCGTTGGCGCTGGCACTATTGCTAAAGTCGGCGATATCGCAGTCGACGCGAACCTTTCAGCAGCAGCTCAGGACGCTATCAACAAGAAGCATTCTCAGGGCACTGATACAGATCTTGACCCTACCTTCGAGGCAACCTTTGAGAAAGTTACTCATAAGGACGCTGCGAATGGGTATGCTGGGCTCAGTGCAGCTTCGAAGCTTGCTGCCAGTCAGATGCCAGCAGGCACAGTTCCGAAATCGCTTATGTGGCATATTCCTGATGCCTTGACTACTGGCCAGAAGAAGATGCGGTTTTTGGCGCCTTGCGATATGAAACTCACTTCAGTAAAGGTTGTGGTTGACACTGCTCCAACAGGGGCGAATCTGATCGTGGATATTCACACCGGAACGGCTGGAGGGACCACAATTTTCACCACTCAAGCTAATAGGCCGACGATATCTGCTGGAAACAAGACTGGAACCGACTTTATCCCAGATATCACCGATATTGCCGAAGACACGGAGTTTAGCCTCTACATCGACCAGATAGGCAGCACAGTAGCAGGCTCAGATCTGACAGTTGAGCTCATCGGAACTGTGGCGGTGGCTTTCGCATGACTTGTGAAGCTTGCGTTAAGAAACGAACTGCTTTCTATGTCTCTCGTGGCATTCCTGTTTCGACTGCGAAGGCTAGAGCTGAGCAGTTTGTTGCCTCGTTTGAGCGTCAGCAGTTCCGAAAGCTGAAAAAGCGGCTCTCCTGGAGCCGGACATTAAGACGTATTCTCTCCAAGCTATTCTTCACGAACTTTAGGGCTACCTTGCTGTGGAGTCTTTGGCGCCGCCGCCCGATCCATATCCTTCTCGGCTTCAACCCAGACTATTTCTTGGACTGTAATGGGTGCGCCGCTGGAACATGCGACAAAGTGGCAGATTGCAGTCAAGCCGTACAGTGTCGCAATTGTCCTGCTGGCACGTGTCCTAGCCCTACGGATCCGAATAGCGAGCTCGTTAGTAATACGTGCACGTGTACGGGGACTGCTGGTTGCACGTGTAAGGTGGGAGCGTGTACCGGCTTCACTAGCACGTGTACTTTGACAGCCGGGACTTGTGGCTATAGTTGCATTCCGCCCTACTCGTGGAACGGTTCTGCGTGCGTGATTGTAGCTACTGGGAAGCCTTTTGGTTTCATCTTTGCTGTGGATCTGCGTCCACGGCTTTTGCGGAGGATTGGCTATGCGTAAGGGCGAGAAGAAGAATGGAAAAGTGCTGGTTCAGGTGATGTAAATGGGTGGTCGCAAGCCTAAGTATCGGAGCGAAACTGAGACGCCGCCGAATAGTAAGTTAGCCATTAATGTTACGATTGAGCGCAGCCTTTTGGATGAGATGAAGCGCATTCATGCTGTGGAGACCAAGAGGGCTGAGGAGGAAGATCGTTCGTTGCCTGATTGGAGTAACACTTGTGAGATGATCTGCCGCAAGGGTGTCAAGACTTACAAGAAGGAAAATCCCTCTGCAGTACTATAAGATGTGACGTTGTCTCATATTGTGTGATGTTGTCAAATTAGCCTCATAAGGCTCAAGCTGCTGATTTTTTCTGCATGTCTAGAGATCGAATGTGCTTCTTAGCTCTGATTTGCGTCTCGTTGCTAGTTGGAGCTGTAGTTGGCGCAGTCGTTACGTATGCGGTTTTGACGTCAACAGCGCGCATTCCGAACAGTGCACGATTGAGAACTGTGGGTGTCGATGTCTTCTCTGATTCTGCTTGCACAGTGCCTTGCTTGGAGGTTGATTGGGGTCTTATTGGACCCAGTGAAGCCAAGAACTCCACAGTCTACGTTAAGAATACAGGAAACTCTCCGGTTACGCTAAGTCTAGCGACAGAAGCTTGGAGTCCAAGTTTGGCGGAGTCTATGCTCACGCTTTCATGGGACTACATTAACGCTACAGTAGCGCCCGCAGGCTCTGTCAGAACCATTTTTACTCTCAGCGCATCTTCAACAATCAGCGGCTTTTCTCAGTTTAACTTCACGATTGCCATCACCGGAAGTGGCTGAGAGAGCTGTTGCTTAATGGCGTACACAACTGTTGCTGCTGTGAAGGTCCTCTTGCAGATTGCTTCGGAAGAAACAACGTATGATACTGAAATAACAGACTGCATCGAGAGCGCCGAAGCGATAATCGATAGCTGGCTCATGAAAAACGGCACAAGCATGCCCACCCCCGTTCCCAAAAACCTTGAGGATGCAACAACCTATTTCGCTGCTTGGCTTTTCAAGCGACGGCGCACCTACGACCAGAACACGACGAGTTTCTGGACTGAGGCAACCAGGTTTTTCAGTGCTTACGTGGATGCTCACGAGAAAGTTGAGCCTGTAGCTTTCGAGGTGTGCCAAGATTGATAACGGTCGAAATATCTACTCGAGGCCTGCACTTGGAGGAAATCGAAGAGAAGCTTGGTCCGTTAAGGCAGAAGCTGATCGCGAAACTCGCGGATATCGCTTATGCGGCTGCTTTTTTTGGTGCGCCCTGGAAGTCAGGTTATCTTGCACAGTCTATCGTGAAGGAAGTCGGCATCAATGAAGCTACAATCGAAGCTTTAGCGCCCTATGCTGGCTTCGTCGAGAAAGGTACAGCTCCTCACGAGATACGGCCTATGCGCGCTCAAGCATTGAGATTTGAGGTTGCTGGCCAAGTGGTTTTTGCGAAGCTTGTTCGTCATCCGGGTACGAAGCCTAATCCGTTCATGCAGCGAGCAGCTGACGAAACAGTGTCTCAGGTTCCTCGTGTCTTTCGTGATTTGTGTGAGGAGGACTTGGAATAATGGGGTTCTATGCATCTTACAAGGCTGTTTTTGATGCTGTGAAAGCTGCGATCGAGACAAAAAGTACGATAAAAACTGTGGTCCTTGGTGAGCAGTTTACGATGAGTCCGTTGCCGAAGGCAATCATTAACGCAGAAGCCGCTCCCTTGAAACAGTTCTTGCAAGGCGAACTCGTAGAGACGAAAGTTAGGGGTAGTATAGTTCTAGTGATTTTGAGTCACGAGCCTGCAGACTGGTTTGTGAACATAATTGCAGTCATGGGCGACGTAGTTGACGCCATCTTGGCGGATCGTACGCTGGGCGGCGTCGTGTTTGATTGTATTCCTACTGCTTTCATTCCGGGCGAGATCAAGTTCAAAGAAGCAGCCTTCTATGGGGGAGAGATTCGGTTTGAGGCGGTGTTGAATTTTGAACCGTGATCTGCGCTTGCGCTTTCTCAAGTTGCTTGTGAATATTCCAGTGCTGATCCTGGATAAGTTGCTGAGTTTTCCAGAGGCTCATTTTCCTCAGACTGAGATGCTGATGCGAGCATACGCGAAGATAGAGAAGGCCCACAGGCTTGACTGTGTGCAGGGCACTTTCGGACCTAAACCAGACGGGAATTTTGAGCGCCTTCTAAGGGTCACTGCCAAGATCCTCGGCAGTGTGAGTGAAGATGACCGTTATTATCGAGCACAGCTAGGCTTGACCTTTCTCCTGGCTCATCAAGAGGTTCGAGACCTCAAGCTTTCACCCGAGGAGCTGAAGGATCTCTGTCGTACTCAATGGCTTTTTGACGTGAGTTTCTTGCCTAGTAGCTACGTTGTAGCTAACCGGGCTGAATTCGTGGAGATTGCTCTCTGCGATTATCTTGGTAACCTCACTCGACTGGATCTGCCCCTCGGGACAGGTTCCGAGATTGGAGGATTGAAAAGTTGACTACACCATTGTTGGGAAGAAACGCCCGCATCTTCAAAGACGGTGTCGTAATCGGATATGGAAAAAACATTAGCGTCAAAGCATCAGCGGACCTAATCAAAGAATATAGCATGGACGCCCTAACGCCAGCGATAGTTTCGCCTGGCAAGCAGACTTTCTCGTGGACTGCGGAAAAGCTGTACCTTAACGGCGAACACATGACATCGCTCTTGAGTGGCACGGAATTCGACATTGTTTTCGCTCCCACAGGCTCGCCAACTCAACTACCATACGAAGAATGGACTGACTGCGTGATTCTGAGTGTCGAGCGATCGGCTGGCGAGACAGGCGGCGTTATCGAGAAGATTCAGGGCGAAGCAAAAGGCGTCACAGTCCACGATGCTTAGACCTGGTGGTAAGCGTGGCAGCTGTCGACAGCGCTGAAAACGAGCGGCGCGCCAAAGAATTCGAGGAGAAGATCGCCAAAGATGATGCTAAGGAAGCAGCTGAGAAGGCTCGGATTGCGAAGAGATACGATCCGAGGGAAGCTTGCAGAAGAAGTTCAGAGATCCGCGTAGTCAATGATGCGATTCTGGGTGAAGTTCGGTTCGGAGTCCTTTCTATCGCTGAATTCACGGACCTTAAACTTGGCGAGATCAAGGACGAGAACGCTAGGATCCGCAAGGTAATCCATGCGATGCTACAGAAGGCAGATCCTGAGTTGACGGTTCAGGAAGTTGATGCCATACCTTTCGATGAATTCACGGTTTTGAACGGAATTCTCGGCCAGTCGCTTCCAGGTTTTTTACGCCTAGCGAAACAAGCCTTGAACAATGGATCTCCGCAAACGCAGACGCCCAAGTCATCGGGTTAATCGCGCATGAATTCGGCTACACCCTCGAATACGTTGCTGGGCTGAGTACGTTTCAGGTCTGTTTCCTGCAGAGCTGGCTGAAGTGGTGGGCTAAGGTATGTCAGAAATAAGCATAATCCTTCGTGCTGTGGATGAGGCGAGTAACGTCGTAGCGAAAGCTGGCAACAATATCACAAATAGCATGAAGAGCGTTGAGGCTACTAGCCAGCAGGTTACTCGAGCGCAGCAGGCTCATGAGGCCAGCACGAAACAGCTTATTTTGGGCATGAACAACCTGGCAACGAGTGCTTTCAGCCTCTATGACGCATTCGACAGGGTTCAGGACATGCAGGTTTCAGTCGACAGAGCAAATCTGCAGGTAAAATCGACTCTGAACAGTTTGGAAGATGCTCAGAGACGATACAACGCAACGGTTGAAAAGTACGGTGCCGGCAGCGAACAGGCAACTGCTGCAGCTGAAGATCTTGAGATCGCCCAGGAACGCTATAATGTCGCGATCGAGCGGGCTGACATGCTTCAAGGCAACATGAACGAGACGATTGTTCGAAGCGCACTAACGATAATTCCGACTACTATCACGATGGTCGACAGTCTAGCGAGAATCTGGAACAACTTTCCGGACCTGAGCGCCACGTTCAGCAAAGTTTCCGGATCGATAAACGGCGTCGGGATAAACGCTAGTACAGCAGCTATCGGCGTTGCCGCTTTTGTCGGAAGTTTCATTGTAGCTGACACGATCATGAAGGCTGTTCCTGAAAATATGCGTGGCATCGTGGGCGCGCTTATGGCCACGATCGGAGCGATTGTTGCTGCAACTATTGCGTGGATGGCTTTCCATGGTACCATGACAGTTGGAATCGCAGTACCGATAATCCTTGCAGCTGTCGGCGCAGGCGTAGCAGGCGTCAAGGGCTTGATGGGTCTAGCAGCCGGAGGCGTTATCACTCAGCCAACTGTTGCGCTGATCGGTGAAGCTGGTCCTGAAGCTGTGATTCCCTTGCACTCACTAGAGGGAGCTGCTACTCAACAGATCACTGTGAACCCGACTATCCACATCGGCAACATTAGCAGCGACATCGATCTTGAGAGAGTCACGGATTCTGTGACGCGAGGGATCGCTGAAGCTCTTCGGAGGCGCCTATAGTTGAGTTATGTCGTTGGTGGCGTGTCCTTGCCAGCGACGCTAAAGGTGAGCAAGCGTAATCCCGCTAGAATCGATGAATTCGAGACCGATGGCCTACCGATCCTGATCGTTCCCGGTCTCCGAGCTATTGAGCTGACGATTGACGGAGTTCTAGTGGGCGATAAATCATCGATTGAGACTACATATCTGACTCCGCTAGAGGCTTTGAAGGGCACTGAAGTTACTGTTGCCTTTCCTGGCAGCCGTTATGACGGCTCTTGGGTCTTCGCTGATTTCAGCTATGTAGAAGTTAATGCGAAGAAGTTTACGTATACGATTCGGCTGATGAAAGGGAGCAGCCACATAATTTTGTAGGAATGGTGTCTGATGGGACGCTGGAAAATAGAGTACTTTGACGATCCCAACTGGGTCGAGAAGACTGACGCAGTCATCAGCGAGATTGTTGAGCAGAACGGGCATGAAGAAGCAACATTCTTCATTCCGAATACATCTGCCAATCGTACCTTTGTAGCAACAGATCAAGACGTTCGCATCTCATTTGACGAAGACCAAGTTTTCGGAGGCGTCCTCTCTGCAGTCGAATACACGACAAAACGATTGAAATGCATAGTCTACATATCTCTTTTTGAAGCCCTGAAGAAAAGGGTACTTCTCGCTGGCGGCGGAACCTTCTGGGGTATCGCAGCAAACGTTCTCGTTGCTGCAATCTTGGAGTACGCTGGGCTCAGTGCTACAGTCTACTGCCCCACTACAATCATAGTTATCTCGTTTGCCAACTGCACGTGCTTCGATGCGATAGCGCTCATTGCAAAGATGCTTAAGAAGGATCTCTGGGTGGACGCGGACGGCGACCTGCATATTGGAACGCGTGGGTCTTCTAAGAGCTTTGACGGCTCCCTTGCGAACGTGAGCGAGCGATCCATTGACAGGAGCAAGAAACGCGACAAGGTCTACGTTACTGGTATCGATGAGAACGGCGAGGCGATCATTGGCGAGGCAGGGACAGGCGTAAACGCTGCACTCTTCCGCTGCAGTAGCGCCACAACAGAGCCATACCTAGATATGCTTGCAGAAGAGAAGCTTGCGGAGATTAATACTGACGATAGCAGCATTCCATTGACATGCCCGATTACATCCGGCATTTCTCTACATCCTGGCGACACGATCCCTATCAGCAAGCCCGAACTGAACCTCTCTGGCGATTACAGTATCAAGAAATTGACCAAGCATCGAAAGACTGTGGACATTGACGTAAATCGCCAGAAGAAGACAACGGAAGATTTTCTTGAGGAGTTGATCAAAGGCGAAAGTGACACGATCACTTTCACTAGCCAAGTAACAGGTGAGACTGGTATCATGACTAGAATCAAACCGAATTTAGTTTCAGGCGCGGCTGTTAAATCCGCGAACAATCTCGTGACGACCTACCTGAAGAACTCGTGCATCTTGCCGCCGGCCGTAGCTGTGGCTGCACCAACAGGCAACATGAACAGCTACGAGGGCGGCTATATCGCACGTGCATTGATTTTCAAGAATGGTACTGGGGAAAGAGATCTGGCAAAGGCGGTATTGGATGAATTCGCTGAGCTCCAGAATGCTGATGGAAGCTGGTATCAACAGTATAATCCCTACCTGAACGCTGCGGGTCTGCACGATAAGGTTACGACTATAGGCGGCGAGTATTCCGGTGATTTGAAGGTTGACAGTGGCGCTGCTCTTCTCGCGTGGGCTATGAGCGATTACGACAAGATCGGTACTACAACAATCTACAAAACCTATGTTCAAAAAGCTCTTCAGTTTCTGCGTGATCTACAGTATGCTCATACTGTTGCGCATGGCACAGGTCTAATCTCAAACATGGTGTACGAGGGCACGACTGATACTATTGCTCTTGCTGCGGACTGTGCTGAATGCTTGTTGGCTATGACTGCTGCGATGGATGCTTACGGAGACACGTTGCTGACGTCTGGCGGCTACAGTGTGAAGACTATGGCGAATGATGTTTACTATTCGCTGTGTACTTCGTCCTGGCAAGGCGATGCTGGGCGGTACTATGCGACAAGCTATCCGATCGGCGAGCAGACAGAGATTCCTTTCACGTACAAGGAAAAGATAAGCTACACTGCAGCATTATGCGCCTGGGCAGTCTTCGTCTTTACGGGTAGCGGATATCGCACTGTTGGAGACTACTCAGCGCAGGCCGAGAAAGCTTTAGACTTCATAAACACTGTCACCGCTGGACAATGGGGCGGACAGCTCTATTGCCCGTACACAGGTCTAGCAGATGAGACGCAGGATGAGTTTTCAGGCTACACTGCTCTGATGCTTATCGCGGTCAACGTTGTCAATGCGACGAAATATGCTCAGATTATCACAAAGGGCGTTGGACTCTTGCGTTGGATGGCCTTGGCTGATGGCAGACTGTATGATTCTGTGAAGAGTACTGGTGAACTCGTGGTCTCAAGTTTGTCTTCCTCTGTCGAAGCGTACGGCTTTCTCAGTCTTGACATGGCGCAAGCGTTGCTTGCTGGAGCGTAGAATCTAGCCATGGGATACTACGAAGTTAAGCTAACGCTAGGCAAAATTCTGAGGAAACTCGGCACTCTCGAATCTGTCATTTCTAGCATAGCTCGGGATGTGAAGATGCCACGTGGCAAGGTTAAGCCTGTCTACATTTCCACGGCCATCGAACAGACTGTCCAAACACTCGAAAACCTAGGCGGATCCAGATCAGCAACTGAAGTCGCAACAGTAACCGGCAGGGCTCGCGCAGTAGAGAGCATGCACCTGAATGAGCTCGTCAGGAATGGTATGGCTATCAAGGGAAAGCGAGGGCGTGAACGCGTCTTCACATTAAGGGAAGAATATCGTGCCGAAGGGCGGGCGGATCAGCTGAGCCGGAAGAAGGTTGCGAGGTAGATTTGAATGGACAGGTTTGTTTTCAAGCAGATCATGAAGTTTCATAGAGGCGACTTTGTTAAGGTCTGTTGGTATGACGCTAACGATGCTTCTGGCAGGTTTGAGGAGCTTGCTAAGCCTGAAGTATTGGTGCAGGAGTGGGGCGTCTTCCTCAGCGTTGAAGGAAGGCCTAGGCACCTCATTCTCGGCAAGAGCTATGTGAAACTTGATAAGATCTGGAATGCTACGCGGATTCCGCTCAGCCTGATTGATAGTGTTGAGCTTGTTGCTAAACATGAACAGCAGCACGTCTTTCCCCGGCGTTATCAGGTGTTTCCGTGCAGGACGAAGACTGTGAGAGTCAAAGAGGAGTCTTAAACAGGTGTTAAAGAGGAGTGACTGGGTCCGTAGGGCTTTGACGCGGAAGATCAAGCGCAAGGGAGCACGTGGCAACCAGCATATTATGATCGTGGATCCGAACGAGAAGCTAGTCTACGCGATCAAGTTCTCTGTTGGCACGATAGGGATTCTAACGGCTTTAGAGATATGCCACATGGCATTCTTACACTCCTGGAATGGCGAGATCTTTGTCGTGATTGCTAGTCTCGTGACCTTTGTAACTGGCATTTTCATAGGCCAAAAGGGGGGATGAGACAATAAGAGAAGTTTCTGATGAAGAAATAGCAGACTTCACGAAGAAAGTGCGGAAGTTTGCAGAGTCCATTGATGTTGAAAAGATGGCTAGGAGTCTCGCGCGCAAGAAAGCCGGGCTTCTGAAGGCGATCGAACGCTACGAAAGACTCCAGGGACAAAGAGGGAAGCAAGATTGAAAGGCAAGCCTTGGACGCATGATGAAGAGAAGAAGTTGCGAGAGCTTCTGAGGCAGGGAAAAGACTTGGAAACAATAGCGCCGCTTCTGAAGAGGACGCCAGATGCTCTAAAACAAAAGGTTACGCGGCTTGGGATAGAAGTAGTAGTCCAGAAAAATTTTCACACTACTACTTCTTCTGTGGAGAATGGCAGCAAGCTTTTGACAATTCAGGAAGCATTGGAAAAGCTCAGCACTGCTATAAAGAAGCTTGAAAGTGAAGGCCTTGAGAAGAAAGACATTATCAGGCTTAGAACGCTGATTCAGGGTATCAAGATCTATAGTACCGCTTTTGCGGATTATACTGATTATCATAGGGTTGAAGCAGAAGTCTTGGAGTTAAGGGAGATGGTTGGACAACTTGTTAAGAAAGCCGAGGAGAATGCATCTAGGGCAGCTAGGTAACGAGCTTCAGGAAGCGAAGAATGGCCTTGAGCAGTATAGAGTTATTAAGACTGCTGAAACTGAAGAGAAAGCCAAGGATGCATTCACTTTTTTCGAGGATCTCCTTCACGTTAAGCCCACAGAATATGAAAAGGACTTAATGCTGAAGTTCTCTAAGGAGCAGTTCGTCGCTGCAAGGTGGTGCAGGCAAAGCGGGAAAAGCTACACAGTGTCAGCTCTACTTCTTAATTATGCTTTAAAACACCGTGAAAGCTACATCGCTGTAGTGGGTCCTAGTTGGCGACAGACGAAGCTGAACATTCGCAGGATCAGCTATTTTCTCCGAAGAATTGATGAGTCACAGTACCAGAAGCCAGGTAGAACAATTCTTAGGTTCACGAATGAGAGCGTTATCGAGGCTTTCCCGAACAATCCAGAGACTATACGCGGACCTACTCTCAACGTTGTCTGGTGGGATGAAGCTAACTTCACACCCAATGACACGGACTTGTATGATGCCATTCTCTTCACGCTTGGCACAACAAACGGCAAATTAATCGTCACAAGTACGCCGTGGAATACTGATTCTGTCTTCTGGAAGATGTGCAACCACAAAGATTTCATTAAGGATTTTGCGCAAAGCCACGTTACAGTAGACGAAGCTTTGGAGCCAGATGGACCGCTAAAAAAGCAAATCATCGACAAGATTCGGAAGCAGTTTAGCGATGATCCTGCTAGGTGGCGCCGTGAGATGCTTGCTGAGTGGGCCGAAGATGAAGATGTCTGGCTGCCTCAAAGCCTCATCGTCAAATGTATTGGTACCGCGAAAAACTGTGGAGCTAACTTGCAACTGTGGAGTACGGATGGCGGATACTCTGGAAACCTGTTCGCTGGCCTAGATCTAGCACAAACGAAGGATTACGCTGTCTTCTCGGTCTATGATATGCAGAATGACAAGCTTTTCCTAAGACACTTGAAGATCTTTCAGCAACCAACGAAATATGCCACAGTACTAGGATACTTGAAGCAACTCCAAGACCGCTGGGGCGGGTTCCAGAAGATCCGAGTTGACATCACCCGGGAAGGACCGAGCCTAATCAGCGACATGGAAGACGCTCAGATCCAAAACGCCGAGGGCGTTGTCTTCAGTTCAAGCCGAAAGAGCGAGATGGCTAACCTGTTTAAGCAAAGGATGCTTGATGAGCGCCTGTTTTTTCCGTACTTAACCTGGGAGCATCCTTACAGGGGAGATATCTGCACAGAGCTTAATGTTGAGAAGTATGAGACTCGCAAGGATGGCACGACAGGTTTCAGTCATCCAAACGGAACGCATGATGATGTTTTCTGGTCCATGGCTCTAGGAGTTTACGGCACAGTCAAGATGAAACCTTTGGATTTGGAGACGATTAGGCTTGGTTAGAAGGCAAGAATACTTTAGGATCCAACGGTTCAGGCGGATCTACAACCGGCTTGAGAACAAGTTCAGCGTAAATATTAGCTATGAGACAGCTGCTCCGCAGCCTTCGGATCGTGTTGTGGCCGTTGCTGAGGGTTTCGGGTTAGGTCTCGATACTTGGGAGCGTTTCGTGATCTACGATAACGTGGAGCTGAAGATCTCACCCATAGATATTGTCTATATCACTGGCGATAGTGGTAGCGGAAAATCTGTGTTGCTCAGAGCTATCAAGCAGGATCTCGGTGAGGAAGCTGTTGACATGGGTTCTTGCCACGTGGCACAAGACAAACCGTTAATCGAAACGATTGGATCCACGGTTGAGGAAGCTATCGAGTTGCTTAGTCGCGTAGGCCTGAATGATGCTTTTCTCTTCCTGCGGACCTATGAGCAGCTGAGCGACGGCCAGAAGTACCGATATCGAATAGCCAAAATGATTGAATCTAAGAAGCAGTGGTGGATCGCGGATGAATTCTGTGCGACCTTGGACCGTGACACAGCAAAGATTGTTTCTTTCAACGTACAGAAGGTTGCTAGGGCTTTAGGCAAAGCTGTGATCGTGGCCACGACTCACACAGATCTCCTGGAAGACCTCTCGCCAAACGTCCGTGTGCACAAGCGGTTCGGCAAGGAGATCTCAATCTTTCCGATGGAAAAAACAGGAACCAAATCAGAATGCAGCTTGGTCAAGGAGATGCTGGTCGAAGAGGGCACTAGAGCAGATTGGAAAGCTCTCGCATCCTTCCATTATCGCAGTCATAATCTTGGTGCTGTCCGGAAGATCTTCAAACTCGTGCGCGGCGATGAGCTCTGCGGCGTGATAGTCTACTGTTATCCGTGCCCTGCAGCGCATGGTCGTCGTATGGTCCTTCCGCGGATGGGCATGAAGGAGATGAACAGGCAGCTTAGCAGCATCGCTCGTGTTGTGATTCACCCGAAGTATCGCACGATCTCTCTGGGCGCGAAGCTGATCCGTGAAACGCTTGGCTTATGTGGGACTCCATGCGTGGAAATGTCTGCAGTTATGGCAAAGTACAATCCTTTCGGCGAGAAAGCGGGCATGCGAAAGGTAGTATTGCAGCAACCGCATGTAGACGTTGTCCGAGTCGCAGCGGTCCTTGAGAAGCTGGGCTTTAACCTGCAGCTCCTCGGCAGCCACAAATACGTAATGTCAAAGCTTGAAGGGTTGAATCCACGTCAGGTTGGCCGCTTGAAGAAAGCCTTCAGGAACAATGCTCATCCCCGGTATCTGAAGGAACTGAGGACAGACGGGAGCATCTTCGGGACCAGGGCAGGCAAGGATAAGGCCTTCAGGCGCATGGAGTTGCCGAAGCTGGCTCAGCTCACGAAGATCACAGGCCAGCTATTGCAGACGAAAGTCTACCTATTCTGGAGCAGACCGATCGCGCGCTACAGAGACTCTATTTCTTGA